TAGCATTATCTGAATCAACTTTAGTTGTGAATACGTTACTTGAACCACCTACTACTAAGTCCCAGTTTAAGTATTCTGCTGATGCAGCGTAACCGACATCTATATCAAACGTGTTAGATGAACCTGTTACAGCACCTGCCATGTTCAAGTTGTCTGCACTACCTTGATAACCTATGTTCCAATCCATTGAGTTCGATTGTCCAGTAAACGCTAAATTTACTGTTGAACTATCTGCAATGAAAGGGCCGTATAGTTTGTTGATATCACCAAATTGTACTAATGTTAAACTGTTGTTTGCACCAGTTAAAACCATATCAGCAGATGTTCCTGAGAAATTATCTAAACCGACTTTGTTTCCGTAACCCTTCTGAGTGAAGTTCAACGTTAGTGCTGTACCTGATTGATTTAACCAAATTTCGTTATCGTCTGCTCCCGCGTATGCACCAGTAGATATTACCGCTGCTAACATAATGAATAATAATTTAATTTTCATCTGTTTCTCCTATTGAATGTAATTCGTTTTCCCCATGATGACCATGTGGATGACGATGTCCATCCTTAATTACCCAAAAACTCCTATCGTGTCCTTGGTATATTAGTTCTAAAACGGATAGTTCTATTGCTGAACGAGTTGCTTTCGTAACTCCCTCATTAAAGGCCACACCATCTTCTACCTCCACTAATTTCGTATCCATATCAACGAAACGGAATACATCATAACCTCCACCTGTGCTGAGTATCGTCTTCGTAGTCTGCACATTTAATAAAATCTCACCTGTAAGTGTTGATATTCCCCTCAAACTTACAGTAACTACATCTCTTCGGTAGGAAATTGAAGACCCGATTCCTAGGAACCTTGCACCTCTACCTCCGCTCTCAATGTTAGTATCATAACCAATAATCCCACCTTCTAGTAGGATACCTGCGAACAGCAAGGGTTGGATTCCTGTTGGGGAATTTTCATTACCTTCCTGAGACGCAAAATCTTCTCGTGTTGAACGAATGATCTGTCTCTCTCGAACCAGAGCATCGAGACTCGTTCTTTCTACTACTCTGAACCACTTTCCTTTTGCAGCTGTTTTAAGTGCATCAATTAGAAATGATTCTGCACCTTGGGTTACTGCAGTACTGAATGATGCAACTCCATCCATTCTCTTTCTTTGTCCAGTCTTATCCAAAAATTGGTAGACTGCAACCACTGGCATTACATCTGCTGCTGGTAGTTCCAAAAGTTCTTGGTATGTTGGTATCTTAACTACCTTTGCTTCTTCAACACACTCTCCTACCCTACTCATTACAATAGAGGTGCAACTATCAGTCATAGACGGAACACTTGCACACCCAGTGGTGAACAATACCGTCAAAAGACCAACTATTGCAAGTTGTTTCACTTCTAGAATCCGCCTGAACCGACTGGAATATCCAAAGTCGTTGTTGTTCCATCCGCTGATACTATTGTTAATCTTATAAATTCTCCACCGTCTTCACCAACCAACTTCTCATACGTCACAGTATTTCCTTCGATGGTGAAACTTCCGTAGTCTACACTCTCTCCATTAGAGAACATGTTTTCCACTAACTGTTTTGCTATCTGAGCATAAATTCTGCTCTCTACGTTCCTTAAAAATTTAGCAAGTGTAGTGTTCTGTGCTTCTCGTTCGGCCTTAGAAATTCTATCTTCTATGTCCTGAGCCATCTTATCACGTCTGCTTTTCTCTTGGTTCTCAATAGTTAAGTAGTGTGACGATTGTCCTTGACCATTAAAGGATGGACTTTTAAATCCAAATACAATTTCGTCTGATTTAATACCTGTGCTAAAGAGTGCAAGTGCCACTACAATTACACTACCCCATAACACTAGTCTAGTTTTTCTTTCCATTATCGTTTTCTCCTGCTTTCTTTTTAAGGTTCTCCTTCATTTCTAGAACCACATTTACCTTCTGCTGTAAACGTATTAAATCTTGGTCTAACATTCTAACTTGATCAATTACTTTAATAAGTGCAAAATGCATTTTTTCAATTTGAGGTTCGATGTGTTCTCCAATGAACCACCAAACATAATAGATGAAGTAACCCAGTCCAACTGACATTACTATTGGGAATCCGTAATCGGATATAGCCTGGGCAATATCCATTAGTCTCTCCTTACATCTAGTTTTCCATCTTCTATGAAGTTCTCTGCACGAGCAACTCTATCGATGTCGGGTCTAAGTTCTAATGCACTGGACACTAGGAGATCGATTTTAATCATCTCATTCGACATCATTCTGGCACGATTTTCTAAGGATGTGCAGAACATGGTAAGAGTACCAATCGATTCTACAATCCCTTCTAGTATCTGTTTAATTACTATGAATATGAAAAATCCCATCACAAGACTTCCTGCAATCGGGGCTCCTACTTCTCCTATCAAATCAAATACTTGTTCCATATGGTTATTTAGGTGTTCTATTACTTTAGACCAAAAAAAAGACACCTAAGTGTCTTTTTAAAAACCTACTACGGTTTACTTTTGTTGTGCAATCGTTTTAACGACTTCTGCCTTGGAACCACTACGTTTTACCTTAATGTTTTCCCTGTCGGCTATTGCCAACAACTGAAGTTTAGTTAATTTCTTTAATTCTGCAACGCTATGTTTAGCTTTACTTGAACCACTAGATTTAGATGCTGGTTTAGACTTAACAACCTCATCCTTCTTACCGAAGAAATGAATCCCTAATGCTATGATTACAACTGCTACTATTACATATTCCATAATTTACCTCTTAAATTATTTTTTTATTTACTATACTATTTAGGACTCTTTTGCCTTGCCAACATTGCAAGCACACCAGTCTATTACTTTATACATTTTTTTCACTAACCCATCATCTATCGGTGTTGGAGTTAAAGCTGCAATTAAAGATGCACCCATAACTAACCAAGGAATTACCTGTACCCATCCTATAACCCACTGTAAAAATTCTAACATACCGTTCTCCTGTTTAAGTTAATAACAGAGGTATTTAGTTTTTATGACGGTTTAGTGCCACCAATTGAGTATTTAGTGGTTAGTTTCCATTCCTTTTTCTCTTTGAATGGAATGATCTTGATTTGTGAGAGAGGAGCCTGAGGTTCCTCTATTTTACTCTCATCTACTATTGACACTAGTTTCCATTGTGCAAGTAGTTTAACGATGGTGTTACGTCTACCGATATCTGATTCATCGATGCTTGTAGGTTTACCATCTAGTTTAAATAGTTCTTTGAAGTGTGTGATATAATATTTACCACGTTTATGTAGGATGTGACATGATTGAAATAGTTCTTGATCACGTCTTGATGCTACCCCTATTCGGGATAGTGTTTCTCTGATTTTGAGGAAGTCGTCTTTTTCGGGGAAGGTAATTTCTACCAAATCCTTTATAAGATTATCACTTTGTTCCATTGCCATTTTGTCCACCGATATTCATTCTGTTTTTCAATTCACGAACTTCTTTATCTGTCAACATAGTCATATACTCTTTTGCTTTTAATGTTGATACTTGATAATAATTTTTAATCGTGTCTATTTTTACACTGACATAAGGTTTTTCCCATGAAGCAAACCTTTGTCGTTTTCGTAAAGTATTTAGGAAAAATAGATATTGAAGACGATTATCGAGTCCATGACGGATATTCATCTCATTGGTGAAGAAAACAGCGTCTTGGTGGTAAGACAATGATTTATTTGCTAGGAAGGGTGCATAACTCTTTTCTTCGACTTCATCCACCATGATATCTTTTTTATCATAGGAAACAGACTTGACAAAGTCAAAAGGATTAATGGCCATTATTTACCTGTTACGGCAGAAAATGAATTGAGTAGGTCATCACCTTTAAGAGGTTCACCAAAGAAAACGATTTCACCTGTCTCTCTAATCTCTCTCTTGACAACACCATTGTTGTATTCAATGTCCAATACTGAACCATCGTTACCCCTAGTGTCGTACCAACATGATGATAAGGAATGTGCGTGAAGGGATTTGACCTTGTTAGACCACTCCTCTGCAGCTATTAATCGTCTTTGTCTATCGACAACCTCGTTATATTCACTCATTTAAATTTACACTCCGACATTATTTCAGTCAAACAAGCAGTGAAATTGATTTCACTGTCCATTGCAAATGCAGCCTTATACTGATAGTCTGCAATTATTAAAACGGCAGCTGGAATAGATTGGGGAACCAATCGTAATTCTAGTGCATTAAAAACTTTTCGGAATAGGGTGTTGAAGTCGTTATCAGAATTCTGACCAACCCACTTTCTCATTCCACTCCAATTCTTATCTTTGATCATATCGATCAATGGGGTGAACTTCTCTTCACTTAGAGATGAAAGTATACCAGTGTCAATAACACCACCAACTCCATATCGTTGAACCTCGTTAAGAACACGTCTGAAGTCGGGGAAGAATCTCATGACCAACTCAGCAAGTACTGCTGGTTCGGTTTTGATGTTCTCCAATTCACATATGTTACTTAGTCGAGTTAGAAATTGGTTTGCAAGAACAGGTTTCTCTTTAGCTGGAATCTTAAAATCGATTACAGTTGTTCTTGAGTGTAATGCAGGAATAATTCTATTCTTGTAATTACAGGTGAATATGAATCTGCAGTTAGATGAGAACTCTTCAATAAATGCTCTCAGAGCAGGTTGAACTGATTCTGCAGATATGTAATCTGCCTCATCTAGGATAACCACCTTAGGGCCACCTTGTAATGACATGGTAGATGCAAAGTTCTTTATCTTCGTTCTAAGGGTGTCTATGAGACGACCCTCATCACTACCATTGATTACGATGAAGTCTGCACCTAACTCATTACAGAGTGCTTTAGCAATGGTAGTTTTACCTACACCTGCCGTACCACATAATAAAAGGTTAGGGATTTCACCCTGTTTGACAAATTCTTTGAATTGGTCTTTAAAATGTTGAGGAAGTATTGTCTCCTCGATTGTTTTTGGTCGATATTTCTCGACATATAGAAATTCATTCATAATAAGATTAGTCTAACCCCACCGAAAAACTAGCATGAAACACCTTGATGATTGATGAGAAGGTTTCATTCCCGAGTGTGGTGCAATGTCTTAGCACTGCACACTCACTTTTATTTATATGGATTGTCTTAAACTCCGTAAGAAGAATCAGGTTCTAATGCAATAAAATATTCAATTGCAACATCCGAATTCTTAAAATGGGAAATTCCTTTTGAAGAAACTGAAACATCGTAGTTACCTGCGAGTAGTTTAAGGTTCTCAATCTTGAAGTTCATTGAATAAGAGACACCGTCCCCTTCACCCACAACTCTTGCGAATGTGTTTGAGGTTGGTTGCTTCTTATCTTTGACTGTCAAAGTCTGACTATCCCCATCCGAGGTTAACACTAGATCATTTACACCCAACACACTTGCAGCTTTGTTCAAGTCTGACAATAGTGTAGAAGTAATACTAAATGTAATTTCTGCCTCAGGCATTGTAATCATCTTATCGGGGGCCGTAACCATTCCTTCAGATGCATAATGATAATCCATTCTAGAATTTGAATCCTCAATAGACAATGACGTATCATTGAAATTGAATTCAGGGTCTTCTAATAAAGAAGTTGCTCCCAAAAATTCTGGCAGATTATAGATAGAGAAATTCTTTGGGAAGTCCTCAGTCACAGTAGCCACAGCAAGGATGTTTTTCATATTCGAAATAGTTTCCAGCGTGTTTCCTGTTTTAACTCGAATACCCGAGTTTATGGTTGAGAAATTCTTTAAGACATCTCTCGTGTCGTTACTTATTTTCATCACTGGTTGTTCTCCTTGTCGTGATTATTTAATGCAAGAAATCCGTAGTGTATGACTTT